TATTCGTGCCATTAGTGTTTATTAATCTCAGGCACGTGAGCGCACGTAGATTTGCAAGGCTAGCGTATAGTGTGTGTCGTTCCGCAAACTATAAGGAAACTTCCTTAGTCGGACACGCAGGTGGTACACCTTAAGTGCCAATGGGTGGACATTAACCACATTTAAGAAATAGAATAAATGAATAACAACATAGATTTAATTGACATCTTTGGAAACTTTGATGAATTTGATGTGTGCGAAGCGTCATATGACATTGAAACTGTTTCAACTTCATCTACTTATGAGTCACTTATTGACTCTTTATGGGCATTAACAACCCCAGGGATTGAACTCCTGGTAGAAGTTGCAACAGATTCAATTGGTTCCCTTGAAGACAGTTATGTCAACAAGCAGCCTAGCAGCATGATTTCATCTAGTCCTACAAAGATGTTTTCTTATAATTTTAAGAAAGCAAACCGTTGGGTTGAGCTACATCAACTTTATTCCTTAAATTATAAACTGTCGTCACAAACTAACTGGAGGACACAACATGAGGGAGCTTTGGCACCCATATTGCAAGTGATACCCAGAGTGGCAATGCGATATAGCGTTAAGCGATATCAAGTTTTAAACAATTTGGTGGTCCAACAGGCCAATGAGCCTGTCCATGAGCAGCCTGAAGCTGTTTCAGAAAAATCCATAGCAGAAGAGCTGCTAGAAAATACAAGTGAAAGTGAGGCCACACGAAGTGGCCCCCACATGGCAACCGATCCTGAAGTTTTACTTCAATTTGGTCCTGAACGTTATGGAGATTATGATCGACATTTTTATTCTGTTGCTAAGGCACAGGAACAATATAGTCATTCAGACACTCCCGCTAATAAATTGCCTGTGGGAAAATCACTCAACTGCCTCGAAGTCACAGGAAATTGTTTAGATTCAATCATCTGTTGTGGTGGACAACGTGTTCGCAACAAAAACAGACCTTTGAACAATTTCACGAAGAGAGTGGTGAAAGAGATGCAGGAGTTCGATAGTGATCTGGTAGACTTAGAAGATCTTAAAAAGATTATCAAAGCAGATAATGAGGGTGTCGTTGACACAGGGTCCCGCAAGGTGTCCGCAGTTAACGGCATATATCCTCGAATCGTTGCGATGATGGTCAGATATCTAAGGATACGATTCTTTCGAAATGTGCGTTCAGACGCAACAACACAAGCAATCGCCTCTTGGTTTCTTAGAAACTACAAGTCTTTTGGAATTCGTACGATCGATGCCGACTATTTATTGGAATTGACCGTTGAGTACTACTATGAAATTATTTCACATAGTAGCATTCTAGCAAATGAAATCAAAGGCTTGCAATCCATCCGGTTGGCCAAATTCTCACAATCTAATCCTGGCATTATCAAACGTGCTATGATGTGGGCTTTTCGGCTTTCATGGGATTGAAGAAGCTATCCTAAGAGTGGAACATCAATTTATCCCGTTTTAACGGCTGGTAAAACAGTGCAACGTATTAATACTGTTGTAGATAAATTGGTGGTGACGGAGTGGGATGGCAGAATAAAAGAACGAAAGTGGAGACAATGTGTTGGCGTAGCACCACAACATGAGTTAGGAGTTTATAATAATTCTTTACGCTCTTGTTATCGTGCTTTGTCTGAACGGTTTTTTAATGTGGAAATCGATGGGGAGTTTGAACCTCCCTTGGTACCTGCTGCTGGGTCGTATGACTCGAAGTACCTCAAACAGTTTAATAGGCTTATCTCGAATGTTGTTTTGCATCATTCGAGGGTCAATGATTTTTTCTGTAATCAAAATGAAGGTGGTTTCATTAAGCAAACCATGCAGCAGGTGGTCGATAGTTATAAGGGAGCTAAGAAGAAAATATATCAAAGAGCGATGTTATCATTGATTAGTGATCCCATAAATGAAAAAGATTTTGTTGTGAAATTTTTTGTGAAGTTTGAGAAACAAAACTTGGTGAAAGCACCTCGTGGAATTTTTCCGATGTCAGCTAGATATAATTTGCTTCTAGCGTGCTATTTAAAGCATCTTGAACATCATATTTATAGAGCAATTGGTGTTATTATGAAAGGACCCACAGTAATGAAAGGTTTCAATGCTCAGCAGACTGCTGAACATTTGAAGGCTCATTGGGATTCCTTCAATAACCCATGCGCTATTTCAATTGATGCCAAGAAGTTTGATATGCATGTTTCATTAGAAGCACTGAATTATGAATTTTCTCTTTATAAGAAAATCTATCACAATGATAGGTTTCTTACCTTTTTGCTCAGTAAACAACTAAACCCTAGGGGTTATAGTTTGTCACCTGATGGGATGATACATTTTAGCAGATCCGGTGGACGTCTATCAGGCGTTATTAACACCGCTCTAGGTAATTGTTTTATCTCAGTAGCTCAAGCGTATGCGCTTGGTAAGCAGTTGCGTGTCAAAATACGTGTCGTCAACAATGGGGATGATACTGTTATATTTTGTGAAAAGCGTGACATGGTGAAAATTGTTGATGCGATTCCCCAGTTTTATGCTGGGTTGGGATTTCGTATGAGTATAGATGGAATAACTTCTGTTTTTGAACAAATAGTGTTTTGTCAGAGTCAACCTGTGCAAACACCCTTAGGGTGGAGAATGTGCAGGAACCCTACAACGTGTTTCATTAAAGACAGTATGTGTATTTCCCAGATACATAATTCGAAAATGATGAGGAAATGGTTTACAGCGGTTGGACAAGGAGGAATGGCATTATTTGGTGATATGCCTATCCTCTCTTCATTTTACAAGATGTATGATTGCAAAGAAAAGATTGATGAAACAGATATGCAACGTTTATATAAGAACACATCTTTCTTTGCTATGTCCCATAATCTCTCGATCGGTTCTAATGTAGATTTATCTACTAGGCAATCGTTCGAAAGAGCATTTGGCATATCATCAGTTAAGCAGTTGGCAATTGAAAAATACCTTGGAGATTTTCAAGTATCAGATATTGAATTGACGCCGGCTATAATATCTGAACATAAACTCTCAGATATTACCAACAACGAAGTGATCAACGAATTGCTTCGCAACACAAACAATGAATAAACAACAACAACAACAACAACAACAACAACGAATGCAACGTTTGTCCAAGGGCCAACGTTCGAGAAGAAATAAGCAATTGAGGAAGGCTGGAGTACCCATTATTTCTGGCAGTGGTTCTTATTATACCGATAATGTCGTTCCTCTCATGCGTAAGATTGTGCCTGATGGCACATTCGCGCGAGTTGGATCGCAATTTGGACAATATGCGGGTTCCGCTTCAGGTTTACCTGGAGCAAGTGGACTCGGAAGAACTGTTGGCAATTTAGCAGGTGCAAAATTGGCGAAGATTGCAGGGTTTGGAAAGTATGAAGTGTCGAAGAATAGTCTGTACAAGCAAGGCGATGTTATTCCTGAAGGTCAGGATATACCTGCTTTTGTTGGTGCAGATAATGCGACTCGAATTTGTCATCGTGAGTATGTGATGGACGTTATCGTTCCCACGTCTCCTTTGGTCTTTAATAGTACTTCATTTGCTATAAATCCAGGCAATGGGCTTTTATTCCCTTGGCTTGCAACAATAGCAGCAATGTATCAACAGTATCATATTAATGGAATGGTCATGGAATTCAAAACCTTGTCTAGCGACATCACCTCTGGTGGTGCACTTGGTTCTGTAGTCATGGCCACCAATTACGACGTACTTGACACACCCTTCAATAGTAAGATTACCATGGAAAACTCACAGTATGCTGTGAGTGCCAAACCAAGTAGATCTCAAATCCATGTTATTGAATGTGATCCAAAGCAATCATCCATATCCTGGCATTATGTTCGGGACTCTACGATGAATGTTTCTGGATCCTTTGATAACCGATTTTATGATCTCGGTAACTTTCAATTCGCTACAGCGGGCTTACCAGGAGCAACAGGTGCTGTTCTTGGAGAATTGTGGATATCTTATGATATCTCTTTTCAGAAGCCGGAAATTGCTTTACCTTTTAGCACACTGGCACAAAGCATTACTCCGTTAACTGGAGTGACCAAGACGAATTTGTTTGGAGGTACCCAGAAGGTTGCTGGAGGTAGTTTAGTTACTGCCGCCGTAAACACTGTTACTTTCGCCAATGTTGGCCAATACTTGTTAGCTCTTCATTTGAATGGCACAGGATTGGCTCAATCTGTACGATCAGGAACTGCGACTGTAACGTCTCTCGGTGAAGCTACGGCTACTCTTGAAGCGGTATGGAATTTTGCAGTTAACGTGACAAGTCAAAATCAAACCCTTGTGTTTGATTTAACCTCTTCCACTACTGTGACTTCAGTTTGTCTTGATGTGACTCCAGCATCGTATTCGGTTATTGTTCAATAATCACTAATCTTTCCGCTAAGTATTCTAGCTTGGTATGCTTTGTTTTCATTTTCCACTGTTTGGAAGTGGCTTGTTACCACCAATAGACGTGTCTCAGATTCTCCCCTTGGCCCATTTATATGGGAAGTCGGATTACCGGCTGGGTCCCACGAGATGCCTACAATCAGTGAGAACTGGAAACGAGCTACCATAACTCGTACCTACTTTTCCTACATTAATAAACAAGACTTCGGTCTATAAATAGTTCTAAAAATAATTTTAATACATTGAATCAACTCTAGGAGTTGTCAGCAGTCAATTGCTGGAAGATTGAACTTTCGATGAACACAAATTAGTGACCCGTGTTCATCCGCTCATAATATCCGATAGGGTCCCC